CAAAAGCAATAGTATTTCCTTTTGTTCCAGAAACAACTGCGGTTGCTCCACTTATATTACCTGTAAGGGTTTCTCCAAGTGAGAACATGAGATTTGCATTACTCGCAGTATCTCGATCTGATTCTATTTGAATAGGAGAATCATCTTCTAATGTAACATAAATTGTGCCATCTGGGTTAGTTTCGGCTAGTATCTTGTCTTCATTAAATGTAAATGTAGAACCAAAATAAAGTTGGTGGGATTCCATAAATTCATAGTATTTTTCTATGAATTTTTTGAATTTAGGATGTTTGTCGCTGATAAACTCTGGTAATTGAGTTTCTAATAAAACAGATACATCTTTTTTATCTTTGATTTCGGGCACGTTTAATATCCGGTTGAGAGAGTTGTACCATCAGTAGTTGATAGAGTACCTTCTACATAAGTACCTGTTCCCGCGTCATCCAACATTGTAATAGTAACATCGTCTGATTCGATTAATATAATTTGTTCTCTGAGAGGATTAACATCTGATGAAGCAGGTGTAATAAAAACCTCAAGCGGTGTGGTATTTCCAGTAGTCTCAGAATTTATAATAATTGGCTCAAAACTCGAAAGTTCCATTTTTCCAGTAAGATAAGTTATTGTTCCTACATTATTATTAACAATAATTCGATCTTCTCCTGAAGTTCTATATACTTCAACAACTCCATTAGCATCTTGTAGTCTACAGCTGTCCCATAATGTATTTGCAGAATCTCTATACGAGAATTCACCACTAGTAACAGAGCCCCAAAAATTGTTAGATGGATGAAAGACTTGATTAGAAAATGGTAAGACATAGGCTTCACTTGATCCCAATAGTGGATAAAGATATCTTTTTAGTTGAAGGGATGTTTGATTACTTTTAACAGAAATTTCTGCGGCATCTATTGCCTGAATTAATTTCGAATATCTAAATGATTTGTCAAAAGTTTTTAAATTAGTCTCTCCAAAATCTGTAACCGCAGTGGTTACTGTTGCTTTAAGTTGTGAAGCACTATTTGTAGTTGTCCCAGAATCATATTTGACAGTACTATTAACTTTTAAATACATATAATCTGGATCTACAACTTCTGGAGTAATTCCAACAATATTTCTTTTTTTCAATATTTCATCTTGAACATACTTTTTAGAAGATTGTGAAAGAACTGTTCCAGATGTTGGTTTAATTGCAACATAAACCTTTCCATAGGCTGGAGGATCTGCATCTTCTCCACCCCAAGCAACAACTGCCTGTGCATCACCATAATCTCTTTTAACTAAAGCCACATAATCATGAATTGTAACACATCGATTTTGTGCATCAAAATTTTTGGGTGCATTGAATTTAATCTCATCAATGTCTGCAGAACCTGCTCCACCTGAAGCGGTAGATGTGGTTTCTATTTTTACATTAGAATATCCACCAACATCAGATACAACAGAAAATGCTTTAGCTCCATTAGTCACATCAGCTTCACATATTAAACTTGACAATATAACAATATTTCCATTTGCTAATGTTTTCCCTAATATTCCATCACCAAATTGAACTTCATATTTTCCATCTTCTACTTCATCTACAAAATAAACTGTTGAAATGGAGTTTACAGTAGTGATATCAGTAGCTTCAGTATATACTACTGTTTCGGTATCAACAGCTGAATTTTGGACTGAAACTGCTAAAGTAGTTATATCTGTATTTGCATTAGGAAGAAGATATCTTTGATCTGAATCTCCTGTATTTGCAGTATATCTAAATGTTGAAGGAATTCCCTGTGTAAGATCTACACCGGCAACCGTATAAACATTATTAGCATTGATGTTTACTGAGTGAGAATTAGAACTACACCAAATAAATGATACACCTCCCACTTCTCCTTGAAACTGTGTATTTTTAGGAATGTTTATAGAGGACGGAGAATCGGTTGGAGTAATAGTAAGAGTTACCGCAGCCTTTGATCCCTGTGCTGAACGGGGTCTATAACCAAGATGTTTAGCTCTTGATACAACAGAATTTCTAAGAGAAGCGGAATCTAGAAACATCTCATTAGCAACCATATTTGCATAATATGAATTGTAATGAGTATTATATGCCATTATATCCAGGAGAACATCAAAAGAAGATCCCGAAAAATTATATCCTACGAATTCAGATTGACTTGTTAAAAATCCTGAAAGATTTTCTTTAATTTTTGTGAAGTCTAATTCTGATATATTGAGTTTACCATCTGAGCTTGCCATGTTTTATCTATGTCCTCTCCAAATAGACTTCTAAATTTGTTTCTTGTATATCGTTGTCTGGTAAATAAACTATAATTACCTCATACGCATTTTCTTCTTCTCTGGCATTTACGGTTACGTTCGCTATTCTTGCTCTAGGCTCATATTTTTCTATAGTATATCTAATTGCTTTTTCTAGTCTAGCTGAAGTAAGCTTACTAAAGTTTTCAAATAAAAGAATTCCAATACCACTATCCATATTTGGTTGAAATAATCTTTCATTTGCTTGCGTACTTAATAGGTTTCGTATAGACCTACTAATAGCTGTTGATTTTTTGACAGTAGACAAATCTCCATGAGATGGATGTTTTGTAAAATCCATGTCAAAATCAACGTAATCTTTTCCGTATGTAGTAGCCATATCTTGCTCTTAATATTTAGTTAAATTAAAATAATAGTGTTCCTAGCTTCTCTGCTGGGCTCTTATCTTTCCATTTTTCTGCATCATCACTTCCTTTGTTTAGTGCACTTGCAATTCCTTCCTTCACGGCTTTGGCCGCAGCTTCAGCTTTAGCCAATTCTTCAGGTGTTTGAGAATCATCACTACCAAGAAGACCTAATACAAGTGCTAATAAATCTATTGGGTTTTTACTACCCCCTCCCGCAATAAGTTTATCTCCTTCTGTACCAACAAATAATATTCCTGCTGCGTATCCATGATTTGGAATTCCTGTTGCATTCTGTAATTCTGACTTTATCCCCTCATTACCCCCGCTTTGATTTGGAATGTAAAGGGCGTACACACCTTGAGAGGGCAACGTTATTCGGAAGAATCCCAAAAACTCATCAATAAGGTCAATCAGATATTGTAAAAATGCTTCAATCTCTGCAAGCATGTCAATCATATCTTGAATAAAAACAGAAGAATCCGAAATCATTCCTTTTAGTTGTTTAACAAAATTCTCTAATGTTTGAAAAAATTCACCCCAGCCAGGAACAACATCTTTGATTTGAATTCCATCAAAATCAGGTGGAGTGGAATCTGGAAGTATCATCAATTTTTCCATTGCAACTTTTCCAACCTTTGGATATATTCTACTCCCATGTGGTGATTCTGTACTACCTTGACCGACCATAACATAATTTTCAAAATTTTCTGTTGCTACACCATAAGATCCTCTTTTTTCCATTTCCAAAACAGTATCGCCAGGAATCCACGGATTATATCCATCAATACCTCTGATTGGAGATACTTCTATCTCCATGTTCACCCATCTTTCATCTGGATTCATATCAAAATCTGCTTTCTGTGTAGCCGGAACTCCTGGACTCAGAAAAATTGGATCACCCACATCATCAACCACTCTAACTTCTTTCGTTCCTGTCATAGTTGTTGCAATAGTAGCGGCAGAGTTAACAGACCTTACTTTTCCAAGGCTTCCATATCTCTTCCCCCCTATGATATCTTCTGCAGCAAATAATTTATACTTGGTATCAACCTGAGTCAATTTAAGTGTTACATCATTTGGAGTAATAATCTCTGTTAATGAATCTAATAAATTTTGACCAGTAGTTGCTGCAAATTCAGGAATATCAGAAAACATTTGAGAGAACTTATTAAAAACATCACGAAACGTAGTGAAATCTGGAGCTCCAATAATAATAGCTATTGCTCCACACCCACCATCAAATTCTGTATTCCCTAAAATATTAGGTTTACCTGGTGTAACTTTAGAATTGAGTGCCTTTCTTGAGGCTATATAATCTTTAATTATTTTACCATCTTCACTCTCCTTACCCAAATCAAATAATTCTAATCCAAAATCTTTCTGTGGATTCCATCCAGTATAAGAATTACCATCAATATCATAAACTGTAGCACCTGCAGCTGGTGCACCAGAAACTTTCCCCACCAACTTATATCTAGGAACATCCCCCTCATCATCAAATGCTTTTGTAAATTCAGCAATTACTTCTTCTACTGTAAATGTAGGAAATTTACTTGCATTTTCAAGGGGATCTGGTATTGGATCAAAATCATTATATCCTGCAGGAATTAATTTTCTTGGCTGGGCTAATTTTGGTTTAACATCTCCTGCGGTTAACTGTGCTGTTGTAGGCAGTCCCGTCTTATCTACATAATTTCCATTTTTATCTTTCCATTGCCATATTCGTACTCCACCTTCATCTCTTAATTGTTCAAACCCATAATCAAATTTTTGTGTTGGAGATACATTTTTATCAAAATATGGATCGACATACAAATAGTAATACCCCGCTTCTTTTAAATCCTGAATCTGTTTAATAACTTCATCTGCTAATGCATCCAATGCCATCAAGAGTGGGTTAATATTTTGTAACTGGGCCATAAGTTTAACCACTTCCATTCCAGCACTTGCAAGCTTCAGAGTGGACTTCACAGTTTCAGCAAGAGTTGAGGCGCTCTGCGCCAACGCAGATATATCTCCCGCCTTCGCAATTTGATGGGGTTTCCATTCAGCTTTTGCTGTTAATAATGCACTAAACTCAGCCATTCTGTTTTTCCTTTTCTTCTCTCTTGATCTTCGACTTTAGAACATTTTCCCAACCGGTTCGTTTTACGGCGAGAAGATCTGAATACATTTCAGCAAGTTTTTTAGTATTTTCTAACAACTTCTTAATATCATCTCTTCTTAGTTCTGCTTCTTTCCATCTAGATTCTTCTGCCATTAGTACTCCTTACCTCTACCATTATAAATTTCATATTTGTTTCTAGCCTTTTTTACTAACTCTACTAGTTGACCTAAACTCTGAATACTTTGTATTAAATCTGTCATTAATTTAAGATCTTTTCCTAGTAAATAATTGCAACTATCGTAAATCGCTCTACCATAAGGAGCGTAACCTCCTGTACTATTTGCGGTTGGAACAGCTGACACATAAACTGCTGGCGGTGTTCCCCTTGAAGTTGATGGAGATCCAGAGCGAGTTGGTTTACCAATACGTGCATCTATTTCCGCAATTCTATTATCAAGATTGGTTTGTAGAGTACCAACTGTGGTAGAAAATGTTACCCATTTTGCATGCCCGTTTTGACCACTAAAATTATCAAAATCTTGTTGTGTTCCATCATCCTGAGCAGTTAAATCTCCCCACGCTGTATCGCCACCTGCAAATGTTACACTACGGCTAGACATTTCAGCCGCACTATAAAAAGCAGTTAATGATGATTTTATGTCTGCCAATGCAGTATCGACTGCATTCGTTCCAGTAGTAGCACAAATATAAGTATCAAAACTTGCATCATTCGCTGAAGCAGAAGTCATGTGTTTAGTAGATACTCCTTCCATGATTGGATCACGAAATTTCGCTCCACCTGCTGTAGTCCCCTGTAATTCATCTATTACACCTGTTATAAATGCAACATCTGCATTAGTCGTACTTCCATCGGTTGTCAATTTTCTTGCTGCATAATTAGATACAATAACATAATCTGTTGGAGATATTGCAGACCTCCCTGAAGAATTAAAACCCGCTGTTGGGTTTGTAGTTCCACCAGTAGAATTATGTGTAGGGCCTGAATAAGTTGTTGAATATCCTCCCCGCTTAATTACACCACTACTCACTCTATAATTATATGCAGTTTGAGTTGATGGTACACTTCCTGTAGTAGAATTAGGCGTTGGATTATACATTGCTTCATCCACCGGAACTACCGATTGAGATCCATTTGTACTTGCCGCTAATGTTTGATCTTGTCGTACTAATGTTACAACACTTCCCAAACCTGTTCTTGGAAATGATGCTCGTGGCTCATCATCATTTGGCATAGAATGACTTGCAATACTTGTGGCCGATCCTATCGTTGCAAGTGCTCCATTAGCTTGAGGTTCATAATAGAATTTTTCAGCACTATCGATAATATATCTGTGTTCTGGCAAAGCACCATCTTCATCAGCTCTTTTTACATCCCATCTTACATATCTTCCAGAAGGAATATCATCTTCACCTAATCCAGTAGGTTGTATTCCTACAATTTCACTATTGTCTACTTCATACGCTTTATGTGTTCCTCCTATTGCTGGAAAAAATGGATTGTTTTCTACATAAGGATATGAGGTTTCATTATATTCTTTTCCTTCAGATACCCAATCACCCCTTGCTCCTTTTGTCAAATCATTCGTTGCATTAGCACTTCCATTATCTGGATCAAAGAAACCAAGTAGGCCTACAAATTGAGAAGTATTTGCATTTAATAATTTGTGTGGAGAATCATCTGCCGTACTATAATCACCAGCATCATCTCCAACTGGCCTCCAATTTTGATTTATAACTAATCCTTCTCCGACTACTTCTATCTGACAAAAGATATCATTTTTTTGATATCCAAATGGAACACTATTCACAGTAAGAGTAATCGTTCCATCTGTTGTTGCAATTCCCGAATTACTAAGTCTGATTTTACTGTCTGCAGTACGTACTGCTGCAATGGTTACGTTATCATCTGGGATCCCTGTTCCACTAATCACATCTCCATATTTAATTTTAGTAAGATCTGTCTCTGATATTTCTGTTACCTCTATACTACCTACTGTAGTTGTACCCGTGATAGTGAATGTGTTCACATGGTCTGCATGTCTTTTTAAATAAAACTTTTGGCCGAATGCTGCACCTACTGTAGTATATTGAGAATTACTACCTTGTGTCAAATGGTCTTGTAATGTCATAGTGTCTAATTCATTATATAATCCCTCACTTTGTGTTGCTACACTAGCAATGTTCACTTTAGCAAAGTCAGCATTCCATGTTCCCGCTTCACTTCCTACATCATCTCCCCAAGCAACAGCATTACCAAAAGGAGTATCTTGATCTGGTGTAGAGTATGGAGTAATATCATCACTAATTTCTATTAGTTCTCCTGTCACCCTTGATCTAGCTAAATAATAATCTCGTACATCAGTACTAAATGTATTCTCACCCTGTGTCTGTGTTCCTGCTAAAGTAGTTAAATTAATAGTATATGTTTCACTAATATCAGTAGCATTGATTCCCATAAAAGAAGTGTTTGGTTCTGTAAGACTGAGTGCACCATTTACTGTTTCATAAGCTGGTAAATTAAATTTTTTAATACCTGTTGCATTACCTTTTATAGAACCTGCTCCACAACAAATTAATCTCTGTGCAGCCAATGATTGACATACGGTGTGAAGAGACATATTTGTAGAAACCCCTGATTCATTTTTTCCTCCTGTAAAGGCTTCACATAGAGCATTTAATCGTGTTTGAGAAAATTCTCTTAGTAGTGTAACAGAATCAAGAATTCCTGTTCTCGCAGACAAGTGAGTGCGAGGACTGTTATCCAATTCATCCTTTATTTCGATTATTTTCTTGTCAATTGCTCCTGCCATTGTAATCCTACGATAAAGGTCCTGAAAATGGTATTGGTGGTGATCCTGGGATCAATCCACTTACTACCCACGTTTTTGTCCAATCATCTAATATGCCTGCCAACTCTTTTGAAAAACTCATCCCCGATGCCTGTGGAGAAGAAAATAATTTTATTAACGGCCCTGTATGAGAAGGTGTTACAGCCGGTGGACCGATTTGATTCATAGACATATATGTTGCTGCCATAGATGTTAATGCCGTTGCTATCTGAGATCCTATCGCCGCGCCTGATGGTAATTGTGATAAAAAAACTTGTCCGATTGTCATTCCGGTGGGAATATCTACTACATTTGATGTAGTAAATCCTCCTGCGTTTTGTCCCATCAGTAAATAATTTTTAAATGCTTTTGCAATCTTTTTTCCTGGGGTCAACGGATCAGCTTGATGAACTGAAAATACTCCTAATAATTCGCCGAACATTGTTGCTTTAACTAGTGCCATTATTCTAAACTTTGTCCTATTTTTAAAGATTGAAGTAGTGGTAACTTAACAGAAGCCGGAGGCATTGGTGGACCAGACGGACCGGTTCCGGTTGGATGTGTATGTTCTACCACAATATCTATTAGTTCATTTAATATTTCTGCCAATGATGCAATTAATCCTTTAACTTTTACTTTACCCGTAGAACTTACTGTTACCTCACCTAATAATCCTTGCATAGAAGCTGCGCCTGATGCCTCTAATTTAAGTGTCGATAATAAACTACTCATTTGAGCATTTCCTGCTATACTAGAAAAATCTATATTTCCCAATAATGCGGTTCCTTTAATACCTGTAGTTCCCAAATTAGAATTTAATTCTATATCTCCAATAGGTTTTACTGCTACGGAAGCTCCCGCTCCAGCAAGGCCTAAATTCATTTCAACTGCACCAGACAAAAGATTGTCTGTACATTCCATTCCAATTTTACCTAGAGTAGCGGTTGTCTTTTTAGCATAACCCAAAGTCATTGATGGTAATACCCCAAATATAGATTCATTTACTGAATCAGTAATATTAAGAGTCATCCCCCCACCGGATTGTAATCCTAGAGAACCTTGAGCATTTAAACTATATGCTCCAGAGTGTACAGAATATTTACCACCTACTTTCTTTTTATCATCTCCTATTGTACTAGTATCAGCTGATTTATTTTCAATTATTACATTGTTAGCACTTAACGTAAGTGACTCTGATGCACTCATTGTCATCTTGGAGGATTCTAAATTAATTGCTCCCTTTGGATTATTAACATTAAATCGCCCTCTTTTTATAGCAACAGAATAATCACCATCAATCTTGTCTACTCTATTACCAAGAATATAATTTTCTTGTGAACCATCAACAGTCGTATAGTCACCCGCTTCAATGTGTGTATATTTTGCTCCTAAAATAATATTATAATAATTGTTTACAATCTTATCAACTTTAATACCTACTGGATGAATTTCAGTAAAAGTACCTGTTCGATGATACCAATGTAATCTTTCCTCATTGGGAGTATCATCCATTTCAATAACATGACCACTTTCAGTTTGGTGTACATGATTGTAAGGATAGACAGCTGCCCAGGGAACTTTAGGTTCAGACCAAGCTTTACCATCTGATGTAGGAATTTCCATTTGACCGACTTTTCGGTTTTGCATTTTTTCAAAAACAATTCCTGAAATTCTTGGATCACTCTTATCAGTATTTCCACGAATTCCCCTCGCTAATCTATTTGTAGTTGGTTCTTTTAAATAATCTAAATTCCTAGTTGTTGATATAGTTGAATCTGCAAGCCCTGTATCAGGGTATGTTGATCTAATTGGTTGTTCTACAACTTTAACAGTAAATGGTGGAGTTGGTGATTTCGTTCCAGTTCGACCAATCAAAGACCTTACTTCGGTTTTTTCTGTAAGGGTAGTATTAGCCGAAATTTTAACTGTCTGTACATCTTCAGTAGGATCAGGATTAGCATTATGAATAATACTTGCAGGTTCTCTGGGTACCATATCAGAAGCGGGATTATATTGTAAAGTTCTTGGTCCTATTTCATCTTTAAACTCTGGATGCCCCACATCAGCTCCGGGCTCTATATCACCTCTATCTAATCTTGGATCGAGAAACCCCTGACCACCTACTGCTGTACCATCATTATTAACTCCCTTTGCATCTAATTCTGGAATACCACCAAGTGTTCCAAAGAACATTGGCTCTTGTCCTGCCTCACCATCACGATAAAATCCAACAACCCATGTTCCTTCTACTGGACCTAATGGAGATGTACCTACTCCTGTCTGACTTGCTGAAGTAATAGGCGCAACTGGATATGCCCACGGAAGGGAAATAGTAGGCATGTCATTCTTGTTTTCTGAATGCCACCCCAAAACTCTAATCTTACATCTTCCAAGATAAAGAGGATCATGGCGGTCTTCGACAACTCCTTGCCACCAAACAAATCCCTCTTTTCCCATAAAGTATGCCATAGTATTATCCTATTTTTATCTTGGGCCTGTTCTGCCTGTTTCTGGATTTACCGTTGCTGGTGGTCTATTAACATTTGATGTTTCATCGGCTTCTGGTGTTGATCTATCACTTCCAGGTGGAACTTTTAGTGAATCTTTAATTGCCTCAAATTCTATCTCATATTTTTCTTTAGTAAAATGGTGTCGTAATTTAGTAATTAAATAATAACCACTTAAATACGCATGATGTTGTGATTGTGTCTTTCCATCTCTATCTTCAATATACTGTGTGGGTAATTTAAATTCAATTAAATCTCCTACCGCTCTAGTAGATAATCCCGGCGCTCTAATATTTAATTTAATATTAGTAGCTTGTTGACCTTGTACTAATCGTGATTGCATCCATTGTTCTACTCTACTAGGAATAATGTTTAAATTGGATTTTACTTGTCCTCTTACTCCTTGTGATCCTATATCTTCTTTAAATCGAACATCATGTGCAAAATTAGTAGGATAAAAACTTATCACCGATTCAGGCGAACCCAATGCATCTTGTTTTTCAGTAGCTAGTTTCCCTTTTCCTAAATGAGTAAAAGAATCAGTAAAGTTTTTAGCATCGGCCGCTAGTGTTAGAAACTCTGTTATTTCAGTACCACCTGTTGCCTCATTTATAAGTGTTTGTTCCCCAACCGGTTCTAACAAATTAAAATCTAATGTATCATATTTCATTCTAACCAAATCATGTGTAAGTAATCGGTTGGAATACATACCTTTTGATAAATTTTGAAGAACATCAAAATTAGAAGAGAATGAATATGAATCAACGGCGGTCATTTCTACAGCAACGTTTTTAGCATCATTTTTCTGTGCGCCTAATCGTTTTGGTTGGATTACGTATGTTTCTTTAACAGGATCTTCTGGTGCAGTATATACTAGT